TCGTTGCGACCGAAACGTACAACTGGACGGATCGTCTGCGTGGCGTTTCAGCCGGGTGGATGAGTTCTGTCAGCAATGGTGGCGAACAATCAAACACCGCAAATATTTTGGGGCTGGATAGCAACACGGCGGTCAGTATTGGGGGTGATTATCGCGTAAACGGCAGTGGGGACACTTACGTCAATTACTTTTTCCGCCGCGCCCCCATCTTCTTTGATGAGGTGTGCTATACAGGGACGGGTTCTGCCCGCACGCTTAACCACAACCTTGGCGTTGCTCCTGATTTGATGATTGTTAAACGCAGAGATAGCAATGGCTCTTGGTATGTGTATGCAGCTTCTCAGGGGGCTTCAAGTTATGGATTGCTTCCAGAAGGAGTTCCGTTTGACGCGGCAGGAGCATCTATTTGGAACTCTACTAACCCAACATCTTCTGTTTTTAGCGTTGGCACTAGCACAGCATTAAATGGTGATGGTGGCACTTATCTAGCGTATCTTTTTGCGTCATGTCCGGGAGTTTCAAAGATTGGAACTTATGTCGGGAATGATACCACGCAGACGATTAACTGTGGCTTTGCTGCGGGTGCGCGATTTGTAATGATTAAAGGCATATCCGGTGGAGGTGTGGGATCTTGGTATATATGGGATAGCGCCAGAGGCATTGTGGCTGGCAATGACCCTTATCTTCGCTTCAATAGCATAGCAGCACAAACTAATGCCGACGACACGATTGATACCGACAGCAGCGGATTTATCGTAAACCAAAATACAGGGACATACGCAAATTTCTCTGGGACAACCTACATCTTTTTGGCCATCGCTTGAGGTTACCCATGATCGAGCAGCTCATCAGCCGGGTCTTCTACGCCCGCAACCTCGCGCACTACGAGCACTGGCGCACGAAGAGCTACGCCCAGCACAAGGCGCTGGGCAAGTTCTACGATGGCGTCATCGAGGCGCTCGACGCGCTGGTCGAGGCGCATCAGGGCCTCAACGGCCTGATCGGCAGCATCCCCTCGCCGACCGACACCAAGGGCGACAGCCTGAAAATCCTCAAGGCCGACGCCGAGTGGATCGAAGCCAACCACGAAGAAATCAGCGGTGGCAACCGTGCCGTCGCGAACCTCATCGACAACGTCACGGGCATCTACCTCTCGACGATCTACAAGCTCGAAAACCTCCGATAATGATGGTCGACATCAACACAATCGTAACCGTCCTGACATTTCTGGGTGGCTTGATCGGTGTATGGACGACGCTGAGCAGTCGGCTGACGAAGCTGGAGACGCGCCTGCAGTTTGGCGACGAGCGCTTTCAGTTGATCGACCGCCGGTTTGATGAAATGATCATTCACCTGAGGCGCATTGAAGATCGTCTGCAGCAGGTGGCTGACCGACCACTTAACTGAAGGGGAGGCCTCATGAGCTTCTGGGATCGCTTTGAAAGCAGCCGCGAGGGCATCGAGGACACGGTCGAGTTCACGATCCGCGTGGCGGTAATCACACTGGCCTGCGTCGTGCTGGTCGTCGTGGCCGCACTGGTCGTCGGCCTGTTCGCGTCTAATGACGTGGTGGACAGCGACAAGGTCTTCGAGATCGTCGGCCCCGCGTTCAACATGGTCATCGGTGCGTTCGTTGGCCTTCTGGGTGGCCTGAGCCTCAACGCCAATGCGCGTGACGCGAAGCCCGAAGAGCCCACTCCGGTCGAGCCTGAGCCGCTGCCAGCACCTGAGCCTGAGCCTGCGCCTATGGCTGCGACACCGGAACCGACCCCTGCGACTGAAGATGACGATGACATGGCCCCGTGGGAGAAGTACCGCAACGACCTGCGCTACGACGCCAACGGCGACGGCGTGGTCGACGAGGACGACTTCCCAGACTGGCGCAACCCGAGGGCGTAATGACTGGCGACCTTTCCACCATTGAACTGATCGGACAGCTTTGGCCGCTCGTTCTTGCGTTCATTTCGCTGGTGATTATCCTTGCCAAGATGGACGTTCGCCTCGCCGTCGTTGAGGAGAAGGTCAAGGCGCTGTTCGAGCTATGGAATAAGAAATGAGCCTCGTAACCCTCCAGCAGAAGATCGGCGTCACCGCTGACGGTGCGTTCGGACCGGGCACGTTCAAGGCCGCTGCCGCCTACTACAAGCTGAACAAAAACCGCGCGGCGCACTTCTTTGCCCAGACGGCGCATGAGAGCGGCAATTTCACTGCCTTCAGCGAGAACCTGAACTACGGCGCGAAGGGCCTGCGCGGCATCTTCGGCAAGTACTTCCCGACCGAGGCTCTGGCCAAGGCGTATGAGCGTCAGCCGCAGAAGATCGCCAACCGCGTCTATGCCAGCCGCATGGGCAACAGCGTCGAGGCATCCGGCGACGGCTGGAAGTACCGTGGGCGCGGCGCGCTGCAGCTTACGGGCAAGGCGAACTATCAGGCGTTCGCGGACTACATCGACCGCCCCGACGTGATGGAGAACCCCAATCTGGTGGCGACTGAGCTGTGCTTTGAGAGCGCCCTGTGGTTCTTCGACAAGAATAAGCTCTGGTCGATCTGCGACCAAGGCATCAACGACGCCGCCATCCTTGCGCTGACCAAGCGCATCAACGGCGGCACGCACGGCCTCGATGACCGCAAGGCTAAGACGAAGAAGTTCGCCGGGTGGCTGCCGTGAACGTCAACTGGGGCGACATCCTGAAGGGCGCTGTGCCCATCCTGATCGCCTGCATTGCGTGGCTGCTGGGGCAGGTGAACACCTTCGAGACCCGACTGACCAAGATCGAAGCGTCGATGCCTGTCCTCATCACGCCAGACGGTGTACCCACGGACAGCCCGCTTTCGGCAAGGGCCAGAGCGGAGTTACGTGAGCACCTGACGGGCGAGATCAACGACTTGAAGGTGCGCGTTGGCGTCATCGAAAGCAAATCTAAGTAAGGAGATTATCATGGACCTGAAGAAAATGGTGCTCAATGCCGCCAAGAAAGAAGCCGAGAAGGCCGCCTTCAAGGGTGTCGTCGGAACCGTGCTGCCGACCGACAAGAAACCGACCCTCTCCAAGGGCAAGATGACGCTCGGTGCCCTCGTGCTGGCCATCGCCGGCCTTGTGTTTGAGTACCTATCCTGACCGTGGCATTCTGCCCAAAACTGATGTAGGGTACGCCGATGGCCACGACGATGACCTTCACGACGCTCCAGCAGGACGTGCGGCGCTACCTTGAGCGCGGCACAACCTATGCGTCTGACCCGGTTGTATTCGAGCAGATCCCGCGCCTGATCAACCTCGCCGAGCGCCGCATCGCGCGCGAGCTGAAGATTCAAGGCTTCATCAACGTCGTGAGCGGCACGCTGCAGACGGGCGTGTCCGTGTACGCCAAGCCCGACCGCTGGCGCGACACGGTCAGCATCAACATTGGCACGGGCACCAACAACAACACGCGCAAGGTCGTCTTCGCGCGCGCCTATGAGTATCTCCTGAGCTACTGGCCCGATCGCACCGCCACGGATCAGCCCGAGTACTACAGCGACTACGACTACAGCCACTGGCTGCTCGCGCCGACGCCCGACGCGGACTACCCCTTCGAGGTGCTGTACTACGAGCTGCCACCGCTGCTGGACGACGCCGTGCAGACCAACTGGCTGACCGAATATGCGCCGCAGCTCTTGCTGTACGGCACGCTGCTGGAGGCGACGCCCTTCCTTAAGAACGATGAGCGCATCCCCGTCTGGCAGAACATGTATGATCGTGCGGCCGCGATGCTGAACGGCGAAGATCTCGCCAAGATCCTCGACCGTGCGTCGGTTCGGAAAGAGGCATAAGCGGTATGAGCAACACCTATACACAAATATTTGGTGGCACGACGATCTACCCGTCGGATGTGTCGTATCTGGCGCTTTCGCTGACGGCCGACACGGCGCTGGACTGGCCGCTTGAGAGCAACACGCTCCTGCGGCCGGCGGCGCGCATCATCGACGTGACGCCGACTGGCGCATACGCAATCAGCCTGCCGCCCGCCGACGAGACCGGCGTCGGCCAGACCATCCTGTTCAACAACCTCGGGCCGTCCACCGTCACCGTCAAGAACAGCGCGGGCGGCACGCTCCTGTCCATCGCGCAGGGCGAGCAGTGGCAAATCTACCTGACGAGCAACACCACGGCCGCCGGTACGTGGCGCGTGTTCCGCTACGGCGCGGCCACGGCGCAGGCGCAGGCCTCCGCGCTGGCCGGCTTCGGCCTGACGGCGACCGGCTCGACGCTGTCGCAGTCCACGCCCGTCACGCTCTT